ACCCCAAAATGGAGAAGCAGTATCATAGTAATCGTGATCTTGAATGACTTCGAGCTGAGAATTTGTAGTATCATTTACCGCGCCAAGGACTTTTAGCCCAGAGTAGACAATATTTCCACCATCCTGCGTGATTGATCCACCATAGAGAAACTCTGCCGCGGTGTCATCAATATTAAAACCATTGAGGAGTGTAATAATATTGTCTGTTGATCGCTCGGATGGCGTCAGACTTGTAATATCGACTACATCATCAGCTACAGCAGGTGATTCATCGTCTGCTAAGTTCTGTAACCATCTATGTAACTCCAACACAGTGTACGTATTCGTATTGGCAACATGAGTGATGTTGCCTGCTACTGTTATGCTAAAATCATCTGCTATAGCCATTATAATTTCCTCCTGTTAGAATTCTGTCCATTTAGTTTTCTGCCTGTATATATGATACATATAAATTCCAGGCATTAAATAAGTTTCATATCCGAGTTTTATAAGTTTTTGATAATAATCATTATCAACTCCGAGAAACCCATCTTTAAAACCTTTGACATCTTCCCATGCTTTTTTGTGAGTCAGCATGAAGAAGCCGGAAAACCCCGCAAATTTTCTCCCGTTATAGTTCATCCCTGATTTTTTGTTTCCAATTAGCAATAACGTTGGTCCGTATTTAACCCATTGCTGTTTTGCAAATCTCATGTGTGCCATCACATCGTCGTTTTGTGGGGCTGTCCTGCACCATTGAGGCTCACATGCAATCCTGTTTGTGACACCTGTTATCCATCCTGCCTTATGCCCTATTTTTTTTGTGACTCCAAGACATACTTCATAATAATGTGGATTGAGCTGTAAGATATCATGATCCATAAACAGAACCCAATCATTAACAGTTTTCATTGATAGATTATACGCTTTGCCGAGCTTCATGTTAGGCATGTATGGAATTCTGATGTCTATCATGTTCCTTTTGGATCTCCATGAATTTTTCTTGAGTGCTGGTGTTGAATTCAGGCATCCCATTTCCTATGGATGCTTTGAAAATAATGCGTTTCCACCAGTAAGTTTTTTCAAATTGATACGCGGTATTTATAAAGAAATAATCGCCTGCTTTTTTTACGTTCCATTTGTTTGAATATTTTTTGAATATTTCTTTTTTTACAATGAAATTCGGAGAGCCGATGGTTCCACGGATCGGTGCCCGTTTCCACCAGCCAACAGGAGGGTATAGCTTCTCGCCTATGTATCCTTTGACAATGATTATTGGTACGTTGATCTTTTTATCGAGTTCTTTCAGTTTTTCAATGAATGAAAGATCGATAATATAATCATCGTCATCGAGCACATAGATCCACTTACCGTTTACACGATCTTTACTTTTGTAGATTTGCGAGTTTGCCCAGTGCAAACCCTTCTTACTATTGTCGTGTATTAGTAAGTGCTCGAAGTCTTTGCAAGTCTGGTTTTGGACTGAGGCTATACAGCGTTCCAGCTGTTTTGGACGCTTGAAGCATCGAGTCAGTATGCTTAAAAATGGTTTCATTTTTATCAAACCAATCTTTTAAGCCCTGCTGAAGTTCGTTCGCAAGATCCTTGGGTATGCTCGGCATCACGCTGTACAATCGTTCAAGTTCAATTTTGCTGTGCTCCAGGTATGTTACTGAAAGATGGAACAACGCAAACGCAAAGCTGCTTTCATTGTAATTAAACGAGAACCGTGCAGCCCTGTTGACAATTTCTTTTTTGAACGAATCATACGATGTTATAAATGCGCGAGCACCTGCTCCGATAAGATTCCTGTTATTTGTAAGCAGTCCGTATCTTAACAGAGCCATGTTCAGATCCAAGTCTCCAGGAATTTCTTTTAATGCAATTTCCAACCATTTCCAACATTGCTTCATGTCACCATTCTTCATGTGCATTATGATAATGCTGTAATACACAGATTCGTGGAATTTGCCTTTCGCAATATTGCTTCTGTGTTTTGCATATTTTTCAGCCCATTTTAGTGCTTCAATACTATCGAGCCCGAACTGAGAATATGCCTGAGAGAGATAGAACATGGAATCGTAGTCTTTTGGATCTTCTTCAAGTGACTTATGTAATAGTTCTATTGTTCTTTTTGCTTTTACTTTTCGTTGATATGGTTCGAGATCGTATCCGTAATGATTTAATTTTCCGAAAGGAAACAGACCTGCGTTACCTTTGAACATCGGTTCATTGTGAATTCTTCGCTTGTACTTTACCTTTCCTCTGCGAAATATTCTGATCGGATGCATCGTAGCGACCTGTTTCCCGTCCGTTATGTCTGTCAGTTCAAGAGTAATCGCATGAATGCTGCTTTTGACACGACTTAAAAAGTCTAAGAGTATTCTTGGAGATCTGTTGTTGAAGAATACAAGTTCTTCGTCCGCGTCTATTTGAAATATCCAGTCTCCGGTTGCATAGCTGAAAGATTGATTCCTGTGCTTCGCGAAATCATTCTCCCATGGATGATGATACACCTTTGCACCATAATCTTTTGCTATTTTTATAGTTTGATCTACAGATCCGGTATCAACAATAATCAGTTCGGCAAAAAGCCCTTTCAAAGATTCAAGGCACCGTGGCAAGTTCTTTTGTTCATTTTTTACTATCATCGCCACAGACAGCATCAGTCACCTTCTTTGAATTTGATGTATGCAGAGTCGACCAGGCTTCTCACTTTGTCGATAATGTCATCCAGCTTCATTGAAAGCTTTAGGTTATGATCTTCAAATCTTTTGTCTGCAAAGTTTATGATGCTTTCTTTTTTTCTCATTGCAGAGACTCTTTCAATGAGCGTATTCAGATCGCCAGCACCGTAATAGTTCCCGATATTCATGGTCAATTTTGGCCCGGTTGTATCTATTACCGTAATCTTTTTGTGCATGGCCTTATCTTTGCCGACAGGTGGTGACTCCATAACTCTTACACGTCCTGCCTTTACTTCATTTTTTACATAAGCCCGGTCCATTTGCATACATAATGTCCCGTCGACCTGAACTTCAAAGTCATGTCCCCATAGACGAATTGGAACTCCCGGGACTTTTGTATGTAACTTTGTGTTTACGGCCGCTCTTACCCATACCTTGTCCATGTTTTCTCTCCCCGTTTTTCGATAAAGGCCCGTTTCCGGGCCTTTATTAATGGAAACTGCATTCGCAGGAACTTAGTCAGAAATCGAAGTTAATCGTGCAAGACCTTTCCTGTTAAAGAGCCCCAAATTGGCGTACTGTTTGACACGCCATATTGATACGTCTTTGTGCTCTTTTGCTCCGACAGGTTCTACCATAATTCCTGCAGGCACTGCAATCGGATGAACTCCTGCAATACCGACCTTGTTTGAACCGTCATCGAAACAACCAGCCCATACAGATGTTAGTGCACCACCTGTTAAGGCAGCGCCGTTTGATGTTTCAACTACAGACAGGTAATCATTTCTGAAAATTGGAACACCTTCGTAAGAAATAACCTTTCTGCCTCCCGGCAGTTCTACCACCCAGTCTGCCGGAGTTCCGCCCAGTGCTCTGAGCAGGACCTTGTAGGACCTGATTGTTCTTGCAGGCATCATCAACCAGTCAACCTGGCCGTCTTTTGCAAGTACGAGATCCATGAGTTCATCAAGAAGCAAAAATGTAAGGGTTTGGGTTGTTGCAGCGGTTGTGAACTGTGTTGCGTCACACAGACTGTGAAAGCTGTTCATTTGCGGGCTTGTACCAGTACCTGTGGCCATGCCAGTTTGAAATAATCTTCCGAGTGACTTGGCTTTCAGTGCGATTTCAAGGGCTATCTGGTCAACACCAGCGCCGGATGACTGCGCTTGAACCAATCCGTCCATTTCGGCATCACCGATCAGTTTTGTCGCTCTGAATACTTTCTGTGTGAATGTGGAAGCTGTTTTTGCAGTAGCCGTGATTGTTGCCCCGACTGCCGCGACCTCAGTTGGCCCGAGAGTAAGCTCCCTGTTTACGATAAGACCCTGACCTTCATACCCTGTAAAAGGAAGAATGTCATAAAGTGGGTTTACTGAAATAAAATCTTCTGCCACGCCTTGTACAATTTCATCATTTATGAGCCGTGCGGCTTCTACGAGAGATTGCGTTGCCATAGTTTCACCTCACTTGGTTTTGCGGCGTGGCTTTATGTACCAAATTTATCTGGATTACGTCTTTTTAAACCAGCCGCTATTTTTTCTGCAGGTGATCCGTAGTCACCTTTTTTTGCCGGACCTCCTAAATTGCCTGTAGCGAAAGGTCCACCAGGACTAGTGTTTAAAATTTCGGCTTTCCGTGGATGTTCATCGATGATTTTGGCTATGGCCTCTTCAAAATCTGCAGGTTCACCATGTGTTTTCTGTGATTTCAGCACATCACCATTTTTTTCAAGACCAATAATACTTAATGTTTCTTCATCAACCTTGAATCTGTGACCAAATATCTTAACAGCATCTTCAGAAGGATATATGGTTTTTTTGTTTTTTCCGTTAAAGTGCGGGCTGTTGGCAAACTGCGTTGTTATTAAAAGCGTTTTAATTGTGTTGTCTTTTGATGCTATGACAGCACTTTGATCAGTTATTTGCTGATCGTAACCTTTTCTAATCTCACTTTTTTCTGTTTCGAAACCCTGAAGCATTTCGGACTTTAAAATTTTAATGCCGTTAATATCAAGGAGATCCTTTGATCTAAGATTTTTAACAGTTTCAAGTGCGTCGTTTGCTGCTTTAATATCAATTCCTTTAAACTTTTTAAGGTCGCTTTTCAGTGCTTCTGTTTTCGTAAAGAAACGAGTTTTTTCTTCAGTCAGATCAGCAATTTTCTTGTCTTTTGCATCAAGTGTTTTTTTTGCATCAAATGGACTTTCTGAACCGTCTTCGTATTTATATACGGGACAACCGTCCTTTAATAC